CATGCCCTTGGGCAAAACCACCTCAGACTTAGTAGCGTGAATAACCTCTGTATCGCCGTTGCGGCCAAACTCATCTATATTAGATGCAAGAAAAGAACCGAGGCCCGCGGCCACTGGTCCGCCGTCCGCGTAACCTTCAAAAATTCTGTTTCCAAAACCCTTGATCAGACCACTGGGCGGTTCTACGGTAGGTTGAAATGACATTCCCGTAAAGGGTTGAACTTGGTTTTTAAATTGTGGGGCTCCTATTTGCCCGTAAGAAGTTCCGCCACCGCCTAAGTCAAAACGCTCCTCCGCCATATCCCTAACTTCTTCGACAAACGGCTCTACCTTTTCTTGCACAACGCTTTGAGTAAGATGCTGACTCAACATATTCTTGAGCGGCGCAAACACACGGTCATCTAAGCCGCCTCCCAAACCGCCTATTCCTACCTGCATAGGCGGACGACCCATCAAAGGTGAGGTGTTTTGTTGAAAAGGCATTCGCATCATTGTCATCACCGTATTTTAGAACACTGTACCAGAAGTTTGTAATAGTTTCTATGAAGAACTTACCGCGGCACGTGTGTCCACTCTTAACCAATTTGATCCATCGCCAAACGCAACAACCGGACTGCCCGCCGCTCCGTTTGAAACATATATTAATGTACCCGTCTCTACAGTAGGTAATGTAGAGACTGTATATGTAGGCAGCGGCATACCCACCGTGTTGTTTGCCGCAGTAGCCGACTTTAACCTGAGCACCGTATTACTCTCGTATATAGTGCCTACTTCGTCTGAAGCTCGTGCAGACGCAGGTATCTCAATTAAAACAGGCTTTGCAAGCGCCGCGTTTGTTAATTGTGTAGCAAAAACAGAAAATGAACGAACTACTTCCGACATATATCGTTGAGTATATTCCGGTGGAGGCACCGGAAAAAACGGAATTGGGGTGCTTGACATTATCTTCTCCCATCCGGTCTTATGTCAACACGCGGTATTCCAAGCCTCCATAAAACTTGCGTGTCTGTAGATTGAATTTTAAATCTAAAACTTCTTCCGCGTAATCTAGTCTGATATTGACTTGTGTATTTATCAACAGGAGTACTTTCTGTTTTTGTAACAGTATCCGTGTTCGCCGCTTGAACAGGCAACCCCGGTGCATTTTTTGCGCTTAGTATAAAATCAACAGTAGTGTTGTTGTTAGTGGTCTCTCTAAAATTTAAATCAGGTAAAACCCGACTTACAAAAGAAAACTGATTGCCGTCTGAAATCCCCAGATCCCCAGACTCAATAAATGAGGTAGTGTTTTGGTCTTCGTCCGTATATACAGATCCTGTTTCATGGTTGTATAAATAGTTTTGGTCTCCCGCTGCTAAGGGAAGATCAGAAATTCCACGGTCTAACCATGCTGTCCTTGAAAGTTTTCCCACATACCAAAGTTTTTCAAAATAATTATAAACAACATAACTATCATTTTCACTTGAACTTGAAGAAGGATAAAACCACCAGACTTCTCCAAAAGAAACGTTGGCCCCGGCCACTACTTTTTCTGCTTCAGATTCATTAAAATCATTAAAGACATGATCCCTAACGGTGCAAGGTATTCTTTGAACGGCTCCCGCAAAAGAATAAAACTCCGCCGCACCCATCCAAAATACGGCATCGTCTATAGCTATTGCGGATTTAGGACTCATTATAGTGATATTACTAGATATAAGACCAATATTAAAAACAAAAGGAGCGCCTGCAAATTGCATAGCATATATAGCTACATCTGTTAGAACAAGAATTTGTTGTCTTGTTTGTACGGCTTGAACAATTTTAGAACCTGCATTAAGGATAAAAGAATCCGCGGTGTTAGTGTCGGTTGGATACCAATCAATTGCGTTGTTTTGACTTGAATGCCTAATTAACATTGGGTCTTGAACGCCAGTACCCTTGGCTCCAGACGGAGACGCATTCAAAGCATCTGCCCCAAAAGCAATAACGTGACCATCTTGTTCAGATAACATAATTTGAGCCGCCTTTTGTGGCACAGATGTCGGAGTACCTGATTTTGTAGAAAGCTCTATAGCGCGATTTCCAAGACCTAAAGCTTTCTCCCAAAAGAAAATTTGTCCATTTCGTTCATTTATGATTAAATCTTCACCAAAGTTATCATGTGACCATATGCGAAGATTACTTGTATCAGTCTGAGTTCCAGTTGCGATACCTTCCCCCCAGCCGTTAAATTCTGTATTTGAATCAACATTGGCATCTGTAGCCAAAATAACAGACGCTTGAACATTGTGGCTGGACGCAGAAGTGCCTTGTACCCCGCGAGTACATCCTTGCAAATCATTAGAACTTACAGAACCAACAGTAGCTAATTCTATCCCACCTATTAAAATGGTATCTCCCGCAGTAATCCCTGTGCTAGACACAACAGGGACAGTGGTAACAGAATTGTTTATAGACGCTGTTAAATTTGTTGTTAGGGCACCATCATTAGTTCCACCCCAAAGACCCGCGCCCCATCCAATACCCTGTACAGAAGTATTTAAACCTGTTCCAATCTGGTAAGCAGCCGTTCCTTTAATCCCTCCAGACCATGTGTCATTAACTAACGGTGTAAAACTTAGCCCACCTGAAGCGGTGATACTTTCAATGCTACTTACTGCCCTAGCAACTACTTTATATGTGTTTGCATCTACGACTTCCGTAACCTGATACTCTTGTGAAAGAACACTACCCGTCATTATGGAGGAAGCATTATCAAAGTAAAAAGAGTACGGGCCGGGATCTCCCGTTGTACCCGATCCCCCTGTATGGTTGGTAATTAAAAAAGGGTGTAACGTGTTTTCAATGTAGCTTGTGTAGGTAGCGTTTGTCTGTTGACCAATGAAGTATTTCGTATACTCCAAAGCGTCCGCCGCTCCAACGGAACCGTCATTTGTAATATCACCAACAGGACGAGATCCAGAAATAATCGTGTCTTTAAACAAAGCTTTTGCGTTATTTGTTGTAGAGTTAACCGCCGCAGAAAGTATGCCTATAGTTAAATCTTGTATAGCAAGAGCGTTTGTAGAGGCAGAAGCAGAGGCATCATAAGTGTTTGTTGTAAAAGTTACAAAATCATTAACAACACAACCGTGGTTCAGATCTGTTATTGTAAGAGTTGATGAGTTTTGTCCAGCTACAATGGAAACAGCTTCTCCCGTGGATCTTAAAGGCGTAATGTCTTTATAGTCCGTACCCTGTTTAATATAATATTTCTGTTCAGTCCCTACGCCTAAAAACTTTTCTCCGCTGAGAGCAACCCACTCATGCAGCCCACGGCACTGACCAAGAAAAGCCTTTTCTGAGTTTCTAACCCAACCATTAAGCTTCTCTGGATAGCCAAACCTAAAGCGTACCTTATCGCAATCAATCCAACCGTTCTCCTCAGAGTACGGGGTGATCTCCTTGTTGATTCCAGCTTTAAATCTTAGGTCTGTATAAGGCATTCTATTCTGGCTTTTCTGGCCAAGTTACATTGTCGGGAAAGCCATCCTGCTGCGGCAGATCCCTTAACGCGCTTCTGTAATTTAGTTGCGCCTGTGTGGGCGTTCTGTCGGGCAAAACCCACCAGTCAGTACCAGAAAGCAACGCGTTTCGATCTGCCCTTATAATTTTTTCGGCGTCTGGATTGCCGCCCGCATTAAATGCGTCGATCTCTGGCTGCGTTAATTCTATGCGCTCGCCGTCAACATACTTATACATTTCAATAATCCTTCATGCCGTACAGCGCAACAACAGCGCCAGCCGCAACAGATGCACCTGTCTTATGGCTTAGATTGATTGCGTTTACTGCTGCCTGCAAGCCATATACACCACCAAATGTTTGCACCTGTGTTTCGCCGGAGGCGTCTCCCGTGCCAGTTCCAGCGACGGCATTAACAATGACGCCGCTGAACGCAGTAAACTCGCTTGCGTTTAATGGGTTTGATATGTTTACAACGCCACTTGCCCCAACCGTAGGGAAGTTATAGGTGGTTCCACCAATAACGACAGTTTCGTCTGATCTATTATTCG